ACGGTTATAGCTGTGTGTATCAAGACAACAGTGATGCGACTACTAAACTAGAACTGGTTGACTGCCACACTAGTAGAGCCAGTGGATCAACATTTTTAGTAGATATACAAAGTGCTTACTGTTTGATTACTAATCTTGAAACCAATGGACAGGGCCAAGCATTGAACTTTGCCAACTCGGCAACTGGAACTATATTACAAAGCACAATTGATGCTAATACAGGATCTGTTATTACTCTAAGCGGAACTGTACAGTTTGGCATGGGCGAATGTATTCTAAACAATACCAGTACCGAGGCCAACACATATGGTGTTACAATGAGTGGGACAGCAAGTATGCAGTTTGGTGTATGTACATTTAACATTCTTGCCGCACAGGCAACCAATCGTGCTATCAACGGTGTAGCCGGTAATGTGGTATTGTATACTGGTGCAATATTCCAATACGGAACTTGCGATAAGATATCAACAGCAATAACATTGATTGCTTTAGACACTACGTTTACCGCAGTTTAAAGTTATTTTATACTCAAACTTTGATCGTGTAGATCGCCGATTAATTTCATGAGTTTTTCTATGATTTTACTGTTACGCAGGGTCTTGTATACCAGGTTCTCAATACCGTATTCTCCGGTCTGTTTTAGGCCTAATTTGCGGTAATTTCGTAGCATTTTTAATACTTTCCGGCCGGTTTCGAGGTCGTTTGATTCGATGGCTTTACCTATGACTGTGGACCATATTTTGCTCATTCTTACGATTTCTTCAGTGTCGATTTCTTGTGGTTGGCTATCTGGTTTTACTCGCCAACCGTCATCACCTAGACTGTAAGTAGCACTCACTGCGGGGAAGTTTGAGTCTTCAATATACACTTCTACAGGAACACCACGTATGCTGATATCGTATTGCTTCTTGTATAATAACCGTTTAGTATCGAACAATTCTGCGGCTTCTCGGTCACAGTCCACGGTGTTAAAGTCTACAATAATGTGTAGGTCTAAATCGCTGTGTTTGGTATAGTAATAGCCCAGTTGACTACCGGTTAGCACTAAATCTTTGACTTCAAAAGGCACTTCAACATATTCAACAAAGTCCTTGGCTATCTTTAGTAGAGCCATTTTAACTTCTGGTCGTAGTTCTTCATCCTGCCATAACAGCGGGTTAAGTTCGTTGTGTTGTTCAAAACCTAGATCTAACTCAAGTATATGCATAGATATATATTTATAAGTTAAATATTGTTATATGATTGAACAGAATTACCGAGGCTACCTATTAGCCGCACATCCTAAAAGACCCGACCCGTATCTACGCAAAGGCGTTATGCTGGTACTCGATCACGACAATGCAGGTGCTATAGGATTACAAATTAACAAACCGTTTAGCAGTAATGTCAGCTTTGATACAGTGATGCAAAATGTAGGACTACCTACTGCCATAGATCAACCTTTGTACAACGGTGGTCCGGAGAGCACAAATAGAATACATGTTATACATAGCCTAGATTGGTATACTTCCAATACAACCAAGCTCACTGATCAGATTGGAGTAAGCAATGACATCAGCGTGTTGGCCGCTATATCAGACGGGCAAGGCCCGGACTACTTTAGAGTAGTAGCAGGATATACTAGATGGTTACCCGGGCATCTAGAAGGAGAAATCCTAGGTGAAGAGCCCTGGAATATCAATCATACTTGGACTTATGTACCCGCTGAAATTGATACTTTGTTTAGCCAGGACAACATAGACCAGTGGCATACAGTCATCACCGAAAGTGGTCGTATGCAGGTATCTACCTGGTTCTAATCTCGTTCACTGTTTAGGCCTGCAAGCAAGTTTCTAATTGCAGTGGCTTTAGGAGCATCAACTTTAGGCTTGCTCAAATCAAATCCCTCTTTGGGACTTGCTCGCTCCCATCCAGAACTAGCTGGTTCACTGTCAGTTGCTGTATTGATAGCACTGGTACGTTTTAGTCCTGCGTACACACTACTACCCCCTCCATTGTTCTGACGTTGTTGATTGAAACTACCATCTTGTTCATCCTCACCTAGGTCAGTGATGCGTAGTGTTTCTACGTTAAACTCTAGATCAACTTTCTGTCCAACACCACTAGAACTGCGTGTCTTCATAAACTGGATTTGATAACGTCCACGTTCCTTCATAGCCCGGCTAGTAAAGATACCTATGACATTATCTGCTGTCATGATCTTACTCAGTCCACCCGAGATGTGACTGTGATCAAATTCAATTTCCTCAACTGCACTTCGATTCAACTGACTGGCTGTAACCGTGATACATTGTGTTTCCATGGCTAAGTTGCGAATCTCTTCCGATACATACTTGTCCTTGACAAACAAGTCACTGGGGCTAACTTTAACACTCAACGGCATCATCAAGTCCAAATAGTCAATTAAAATAACGTCGGGCTTGCAACCTTTCTTAACTTGATACTCTTTCAGATATGCACGAATATCGTTGCAGTTCTTACCACTTGGCATATACTTGACCTGCAGGTGACCCGCTTTCTTGCCCAGCATCTTAACCTTGAGCTCAACATCGTCAATGCTCTTAAACACTTCACGAGTACTAATACCTGTCATCATAGAATCCAAACGCATGGATACTAGACCTTCACTCAATTCAAATGTAAGATACAATACATTGAGTCCTTGCAATGCCCAGTTCACGCCCATATTAGCCAAGAACAAACTCTTACCACCGCCTGATCCTGCACAGAAGATATTCAACTCACCTCGGTTAAATCCGCCATAAAGTTTCTTATCAATACTGGGCCAGCCAGTGCTAATCTGCCCGTTGCCATCTTTCAATTTACTTAAACGTGCCCGAGGATCTTCAAAGTAATCTGTACCCATGTCTTTGTTTAGGCTGATCTGAATAGCATCCTTGATCAGTTTCTCAACTGGACCGTAGTCACCTGCTTCTAATAGATCACTAGAATCAATAATGGCTCTTTCTAAGCCCTTGTGTCGACTAAAGTTTTCAAACTCATTCATTAGCCAGTCGTAATTTTCTCGGGGCAACTGTACAGGATTTAAGTCTGCTCCTGTACTGGCATTGACAATTGTTGCTTCGGGCATGACCTTGTATTCATCTACATACTTGGTAATAAATGTAGCAATGTCTTGCAGTCGTTGATCAAAGTTTAGTGGATCAAAAATGTTTTGGCAGCGGACAAATGTCTCGGCGTCGCTCATAAACATTTCGAGATACAGTCGTTGAATGTCGTAGTTGTAATTTGGTTTAGGTGCTTTTTCTTTACTCATCTTTTAGTGCTTCTAGTTTTTTCTTCATTAGATTTATTTTTATCTCTCCCGACACTCTATAGTGCAGGATTGTGGTTAGTACGTACAGGCGCCCGTATTTTTGTACTGCATCTGCAACGTCTTTGATATTCTCACTCCAAGGCGGCAAACTGGCACTCCAGCCGTTGTCTATTGCGGCTTTGAGTAGTTTTGCGCCTGGTCTATCTTTATCGGGTACTACAATTACTTCTCTAGCTAAAGCATTTATCCTAGCAACCTGAGCTTCGTTAGGTTCATTGGTCATTATGCTAACACCATCTATAGCAATGGCATCAAACTGACCTTCGGTCACAATAACAAACTTTCTATTGTAGTCTTGTGAGTCAATATTAAACACATAACCACTTTGACTATCTGTTAGATACTTTGGTTTCCCGTCAGTGATTTTTCTTCCTGTATAGCCTACTATCTTACCGTCTTGATAGAAAGGAATCATTACTCTATCTTTATATCCCGGGCTAGGACTCCACATCCAGTTATACCATTCTAGTTCCATGCCTCGACCTAGAATGTATTCTACTATTTTACCAATGTCTTCTGCTACGTCAGGCAAGTATCCAGTATTGATCCACTCCATTACAGACATTGTTCCTTCGGGCAAGGATCGTTCTAGTAGTGTTAGATTAAATGCTTTCTTAAGTACTGGCTGATCATCTTTGATCTTCATAGTGGCCAGATTAAGTTTTCCTATATCCATCTCACTCATTCCAATCCATTGAAATAAGTTTCTCGTATTCTTACTTAATAGTTTGCCCGGGGTCCAGCCTGCGGCAAATCCGCAATTGAAGCAATGATAAACAAATCCGTCCTTTTCTATTTTTACGCCGCCACGAAGCCTGTCGTCTCGGCGCTCACCTCTATGAGAACAACAGGGTGCATTGAAACTTGTCCAACCACCTGAGGTCAGCTTTCTTTTTGGAGGCAGTAATGCTAATAATGCAGATTGTATATCATTCACATATACAGTTTAACTTCTGTAGAGGATTTTGTCAAGTGTTCCGGAGAACGCAGTATTTCTGTTGTCTACATCAGTAGGGCCTTTGGCAGGAACGTGCTTGATTCGAATATATGAATATACTCCGTTGAAGTTAGCGTAGCCAATTCCGGTATAACCGTTATAAGTCAAAGTACTAACCACAGAATAGTTTTCACTGCTGTCTGGAGTGTTGTCCAATGTAGCTTCTACGTAAACTGTGCCTTTGTAAGCTGTCATATAAACGGCTACAGTATGCAATGCTGAGTTTCCATTAAATGCCGGATCTGCATACAGATTACCGCTGAAATTTTCATACAGGCTAATTCCATCGTTCCATACTGGATTGAATGTATTAACTGAAACGCTGTCTTTTAGCACTGGATTAACATCGTTACTTAAATGCAGGGTACCGGCCATTCCATAATAAGTATTTGAATATGCAGGAGTATAACTACCATCGGAGTCTAATAATTTAACACTATATTGATAGCTAGATCTATCCAAGTCCAGAGTATCGCTTTCGTTGAGAGTTAATAGGGCAAGACCGCGTGTAGCAGTAGTACCAAGATCTAAAACATCTAATTCTTTCTCTACTATTAGTCGTTGGTTAACAGCATCAAACATACTAAACACAAATGTTTGGGTATTATGAATTGTAACCTTTTTCTGATCGCTGTTTTTAAACTGGACTCGAACTTGGTTCTTAATCCCTTTTTGTATTTTCAAGTCTCGTTGATACATAACCTGGTTGACTCCCCT